ATGATGACTGGAGAGGTATGGTAAGACCTTTATCTGGAACCTCTAATACTGCTGGCTATAGCTTGCTAGGAACTGTTGGAGAAAGATATAGAAGCCCTGACGTAGTAGGAGATCATCCAGTTGCAAATAACGTTACTATAACAAATTATTCATTAGAACAATGCATTGGATCAAAACCTTTTAATGGCTCTACAAATGCGACACATGTTGATGATTTTAATAGTATGGTACATTTTCTTGGATATGATACTGCTACAGGAGATGGAACAAAAATTGAAGAAATATCTGATGCAGAGCATCAAGGTCCGGGTCAAGTAATTGCCAGATGTAATGCTTATTTTACTTCATCAGCAAATACTGTTGGTTCTTATCATATTGGTACTTCTCCTGGAGATTCAGATACTAGTTCTTGGCATGATGAAACGTGGTATACAGATACAGTAATAGCATCGTCAGGTTCAGCAAACGTTGCATATCATTTATATAGAAAAGAATCTGGTATTGCTCGAGGTTGGAGCGGTACAAGATCTTTATCAAATGCTAATACAGCATTAAGAGCTGCAAATTGTGTAACCCATTGGAGTGGTGCTAACGCTGATTATGTTGCAGTAGGAAGTTATCCTCGCGCGGCGTCAGACGAAGTATTATTCCAACCAATTTATAATCAAAGCAATAGTCAATTAAGAGCTGCAAATTCTGTTCAGGCGTTTGGTCATTCTGCTACCTTACAAGATACTGCTGATGATGCCGGTATTCATTTGTATTGGATTAGTCATTTATGTTCAACAGTAAATACTAAAGTTATTGGTTCATATGATTTAGTAACAGGTAATACAGCCCCTGGAACTGGTACATGGCAATTTTGTGGTAACGTATATGATAAAGTTACAACAGTTGGTGATGTAATATATTCACAAGGTTATGAAGGAATTTATTCTGCAGCATATGAAGGAATTTATTCAGCTGGGTATGAAGGAATTTATTCGTCAGGATATACAGGTGCATATATTGGCGCTTATACAGGTGCTTATACAGGTGCATATACAGGTGCTTATGCTGGTGGATACGCAGGTGGGTATACCGGTGCTTACGCAGGTGGATATACTTTAACTTATGGATCTGATACCAGTGTACATCCTGAATCAGAAACTAACCCTCAAGCATCATCTGAAGGTCCTACTTATTCTGGAACATATTCTGGAACATATTCAGGAACCTACTCAGGTACTTTTTCTGGTACATATTCAGGAACTTATTCTGGAACCTACTCAGGTACTTTTTCTGGTATATACTCAGGTCAATATGTCGGAATATATTCAAATCAATATGGTGGTATATACTCAGGCCAGTATTCAGGAATTTATTCAAATCAATATACTGGTGTAACAGTATTTTCAACTCTTGAAACACAAAATTATAGTCTTTGGAAAAGAATCGCCTAAATATTAATAACAACATTATGAAGAGGTTTTATGGCTGAAGAAGCAATCGAATCCACTGAAGAGTGGACTCATGATACAATGATTGAAGGATTATGGCGCACCGGTGAAAAAGAAGAAGTTTCCATTCTATTCGAACGAAAAGATAAATCTAGATACTCTGGTCAAGCTGTTAAAGGTTCGCGAGAATGGAAAGATTTCTTTTTTAAATTTACTGAAGATCAAGTAGATGCTTTTACGGATGCACATCGTGCTCAGAGAGAAGCTCGGGGCCCTCGTCCTAATCAACAAAAAGAAATTAAAAAAAGAGAAGACAAACAAGCAGCTGAAAGGAAGAAAGCAGCTGATGAATTAGAAACTCTTTTTCGCGCAAAATTAGAAGCTTTTGAAATACCAGAAGTTAGAGATAGTGAAAATCGAGAATTAAGATCTCGAATTAGAAAATCTAAATCATTAACTGAAATTTCTGCATTAATAGCTTCCCTTATTACTCTATCTATTATCAGGGTAACCTTAAAGGCAGACGACCTGTTAGATGAAACATCAGAAGTAAAAGAAACTTCTGGAACAATTGAAGAAGTTGCTAATGAGGTTCCGAAGGATGAGAACTGATGAAGGTTTTTTATTAGTAGCTACTAACTTTAAGCCGTATCATACTGCGGCACAAATGTTAGCAGATAGTTTAAAAGAATTCTCTCCCGAACATCCAGTAATACTTTTTACAGAAGATAAATGGGTTGACTGCCCAGGCAACCATATTTTCGATGAAGTTCATGGAGGTATGCCTTCTTCTAATAGAGCGAAACTATTAGCATTAAAAGATACTCCTTTCGATATAACATGTTATCTAGACTCTGATATGATTTGTATACATCCTGATGCCCCTTTGGTATTCAAAGGTCTGAAGGACGGATACGATATGGCATGGACTAAGATTAGAACCTATGCTGCCGCAATGGTTTGGTGGGATAAAAATAGATTAAAAGTTCCTCATGGTGGAATGTGTTTATATAGAAAATCAGATAAAATGATTTCTTTTATGGATGAATGGTGGCATAATTGGAATTGGAAAAAAGAGCAAACATGGGAATGGGATCCAAGATGGGAAGGAAAATACCCTTATTGGGAAACTAGAGGTTGGGATCAATTTCCTTTACATTTAATGATGGGTGCTATTAGACAAGATGATCCTTGGTATAGACCGGATATAAAATGGCATTGGATATATGGAGGAGACCCTCCTTGTACACCTGAGACAGAAGATTGGTGGGACGGTAGAGATTCAAGATGGAATTGGATTATTGGGTATCATTATGATAAAGAAAATTTAACACCAGAAGATATAGTATTTCACGATTATTCATGTTTATTATTTAAAAGTCAATATCAAAACGGAAGAGTATGAGTCATACAGAACGCATTGCTAATTATTGTAATGATCAAGGTGTATTAGATATTTTAGAAGAAATTGGTGATTATCTGGATAGTATAGATTTAGATAATATTAAAATTAGAGAAGGCCGTCAAAATAAACCTAAATGGAAAGCATGTGTTTCAGATAATTATTTAAGCACGTTTAGAAAAACAGTTAGACCTGGACCTCCATGGCATCAAAATATAGCTGATCTTTTATTAGATTTAAATCAAAGAAATCGTAATAAAAAGATTGCTGATCTAGCTACTAGTTTAGGAGCAAGAATAACAGGAAAGAAACAAGCTCTTAGTGCAATATATCCTCCCGGTGGTTATCTAGGTTGGCATACTAATGCAGATGTTCCAGGTAGAAATATAATCTTTACTTGGTCTAAAACAGGTGAAGGTCTTTTTAGATATAAGAATTATACTAAAGGATATAATTTTGATATTCCAGATTATAAAGGTTGGAATGTAAAATCTTTTGATTGGTATAGTCACGGTGAAACAGATAAGGAAGGTTATAGTTGGCATTGTGCAGGTTCAGAATGTTTGAGAGCAACTCTTGCTTTTGTAATTCATAGTAATCCAATGTCTGATGAAATGTTAGAAGATGATTTTAATTTAACACCTTGGAGCCCAGGATGCTTTATTAGTGAAGGTGATTTACAGCATGAATCAGAGTGGTGGAAAAATACTAAAGAAAGTATTATCAATTATGAATTAGATGATGATTTAATTAATGAACTTGATAATAGCCCTTCCGGTGTAAAATATGGTCCTCGATAAAAAACCTCCATATGTAAGAATACAGAGTGGGTGGTTTGAAAAAAATCGCGATAAAATTATTAATGAATTAGAACCCTTAGTTATAGAAGGAACAACTGTAGGTGGAAATAAAAGTAAAAGCAGGAAGTCAGATGTTCATCTTTTTGATATTTGGAGGTTAGATTTACCAGATTTTAAAAAAGTTATTATATTTAAAATCAAAGAAATATTTGTAACAGAAAATAAAAAATATCGATATGATCTAGATTACTCCACGGTTAATGTACAATTTACTAGATATCAAAAAGATGAATTTTATGATTGGCATTCAGATGATGGAGAGCTTAACACTCATATAAAGACACAGAGTGTAAGAAAATTAAGTATGACAATACCTTTAAACGTTGATGAGTATAAAGGTGGTGATTTAGAACTTAAACTTCCTGAAAATGGTAAAAGAATTATGAAACTTGAACAAGGAAACGTAATAGTATTCCCAAGTTTTATAGAACATAGAGTCCTTCCCGTTACACAAAATACGCGATATTCCCTGGTAGCTTGGGTTTCAGGACCTCCTTGGCGATAAATACCATATAATAGTATACAATCGTTTTGTTAGGAACTGAGATATGGCTAAGCCACAAACACGCGACCAACTTAAACAATATTGCCTCAGACAATTAGGCCATCCGGTTATAGAGATTAATGTCGATGATGATCAATTAGAAGATCGTATTGATGAAGCTCTACAAGTCTGGAATGATTATCATTACGATGGATCAGAAAAGATATACTTAAAACATCAAATAACACAAACAGATATTGATAATGAATATGTTTCGGTAGGTGAATCAACTATAGGTATTATTAAAGTACATCCTATTGAATCAACATCATCACCAACAAATATGTTCGATGTTAGATACCAGTTAAGATTAAATGACATTTTTGATTTAAGCAGACAAAGCCTAACTGGTTATACTATAGCTATGCAACATTTAGATTTAATAGAAAATCTATTTAATCAATCTCCTTCATTCAGATTTAATAGGCATTCAGATAAAGTTTATTTAGATATTGATTGGAGTAAAGAATTAACTGTTGGTAAATATCTACTTTTTGAATGTTATAAAGCTGTTGATCCGGAAGAATTAACTGATGCCTATAATGATCTTTGGATAAAGAAATATACAACATCCTTATTCAAAAGACAATGGGGATCTAATTTATTAAAATATGAAGGTATGCAATTACCAGGTGGAACTACTTTAAATGGTAGACAAATCTTTGATGATGCAACAACTGAATTACAAATGTTAGATGACGAGATCTTTACTAAGTATCAATTACCTGATGATTTTATGGTAGGATAATATGATTACATTTAAAACTTTTTTAGAAAGACCAGAATTTTGTAACGTACCTGGAGGACCTCAATCTGCAGCTCTTAAAGCTCGCTGTGCTGAACCAGAAAAGAAAAAAGAACCAAAAAAAGAACCTGATATTAGATCTAAAGCTTTAACAGATACAGAAAAGAAAAAAAAGCAAATACGAAGTTTAGGCTTAACTCATGAAAACATTTAAAGAATGGGGTTTAGATGATAAACTCGACAAATATGTTAGTGATGAAATAAAGAAAAGGAGACTCGCAAGGTTTCCTGTAAATGCTACTGATGATTACAAAATGAAAAAGGGAAAACCAGCCTTTACTTTCCCTTCACCAACTGGATCAATGGTCATTCATGTTTGGTTAAGGCCTATGGCTAAACCAGCAAAAAGTCACACGAAAGCATTTAATTATGAATTGGATGACAAGTGAAAACGTTTGAAGAATTTATAAATGAAGACATTAATCTACCTATAGAAATAGGTGATGTCGTCCTGGGTGGAAAATTTAAAAATAAAAGAATAGTAGTAAAAGATATTGGTGAGAATGAAAAAGGTGATATTACTATTAACGGTAAATCAATTTTAAGAGTTAGAATAACAGGCGAAAAGGATAAGGCTGACGATGCCGACGAGTAATTACTTTCAGAAATTTGATCATACAAATGAACAAAATCTGCTTCAAGATTTAATGGTGGAGTCTATTCAAATTTTTGGTCACGATGTATCTTATTTACCTAGAACACAAAATGCAGTAGATAATATATATGGTGAAGATCCAACTTCATCTTTTGAATCAGCTTACCCTATAGAAATGTATATTAAGAATACTGATGGATTTGAAGGTGAAGGAGCATTTGTTGGTAGATTTGGATTAGAAATTAGAGAACAAATAACTTTTACTGTTGCAAGACGTACTTGGGATGGAACTGGAATATCAGTTAGACCGTTAGAAGGTGACTTAATTTGGTTTCCAATGACATCTAAATTATTTGAAATACAATTTGTAGAGCATCAAGCTGTTTTTTATCAAATGGGAAAACTTCCTGTCTATGATCTAGCTTGTGAATTGTTTGAATATAGTTCTGAAGATATTGATACAGGTATAAAAGCAATAGATCAAGTAGAAGTAGATAATGCTTATTCAGTAGAATATGCTTACTCAGGTGCATCAGGTTATTTTACAGATGACGAAACAGTTACTGGTACTACTTCTGGTGCAACAGCAACAGTATTAAAAACTGAAACAACAGATACAGGTAGTATTATAAGGTTATCAAATATTGTTGGTACGTTTAGTGCTACAGAGCAAATTACAGGTGGTACCTCAGGTACAACAGCTAACTTAGGTGCGACTGCAACAGAGCATGCTGGTGATAAGACAGCTAATAATCAAACAATACAAACAGTTGCAGATGGTATTATAGACTTTAGCGAAGGTAATCCATTTAGTGAAGGAAGTTTTTAATGTTAGGGCAATATTGGTATCACGGCTTAACAAGAAAATATGTTTCTATTTTTGGTACTATTTTTAACGATATAATTTTAAAGCGTAAAAATAGTTCTGGAAATGTTGTTGAGACTCTTAAAGTTCCTTTGGCATACGGACCCAAACAAAAGTTTTTTTCTAGGATATCAGGTGATCCTAAATTAGACAAAAGTGTGGGGATGCAACTGCCGAGGATGGGATTCGAAATGACTTCAATGTCGTATAGTCCCGAGAGAATGTTGCATCCCCTTCATCAGCAAAAAGCGATGTATAAGGGTCAAGTAGGTGTAGTTAGAAGTCCGGTTGCATATGATTATGCTTTTACATTGGCAGTATTTGTAAAAAATGCAGATGATGGAACTCAAATAGTTGAACAGATAGTTCCTTTCTTTCAACCAGACTTTACAGTTACTATAAATGCTTTACCAACAATGGGAATTAAATTAGATATTCCTATTATTTTAAATGGTGTAAATGTAGAAGATTCATACGAAGGTGATTATCAGACACGGAGAGCGATAGTATGGACCTTTGATTTTACACTTAAAGGCTACCTTTATCCTAACATTAAAGGTAAAGGTTTTGGTGATGGTAGTGATGATACTCCAACAGCATTAATACGTACATCAATGATTAATTTTCATATATTACCTTATAGGCGACCCGATGAAATAGATCCAGAAAGAATACTATTAGAATCACATACTGGATTTGGAAGAAATAAACATGAATTATTAAATGAAGATGATACTAAGATGTTATTAGAAACAACAAGAACAGATATTAATGCTACATTAGTAAAATCAAGATTTACATCTACAATTCCTCCAGATGTGCAACCAGGTGATGATTACTATGAACCGACTCATGCAAGAGATTTCTTTGCAGAAGGTCTTGAATGGGATCCAAAAACCGGTACTGATACTATGGGAGGAACATTAGATATAAACGCATTCGGTAATACAAATGACTAAAGATAAAATGGAACATTTTGAAGGTCAGGTTGATCCTAAATCAGTCGATACAAAACTAGATGAGGTATTTGAAGTGGCACCTACATCTAATAATCAACCTGTGGAGTATAAAACACCAGAGGTAAATGGTCATGATGACACGGAAACTGATTTTCAGTATGCCCGTGAAAACATTTATAATATA